GTTTCTTTTTTATTTCCCCCATTTTGTTTTTTATTATTATTGTTAGATTTATTTGTCTTTTTCTTTGTGTTCATTTTTACCCCAGCCATCTTTACTTCCTAATGCTCTAGACGGAACCACTATTTGTGTTTCCGTCAAGAGTATTTTGATACGATATATCGTATACTAGGTCATGGTCTTTGGTTTGAATTAGCTCCAGAGGCCAGTCTGTTATCCGACTGTCTGAAGAAATTGGGTATATGTTGTGTTTGTGGCAATCCGCTTTAAGTTTAGATAAAGAGATATGAGGTAAAACTACCTTATAATTCCTAATTCCAGCCAAATGAAGATCATCAGATTCCGACATATCAAACATTGATTTATCATAGTTTTGTTCTCGGAGAATGGTCTTAATTAAGGGATCTGGTTGTCTAAACTTAAAGTCAGAAATATTCAAGGGTTGGCTCTTTAATTTTAAAGAGACCTTCAGGTAAGATTTTGAAAGAGGTGTTGAAGAATAAGTATCTTTAATAACTTTCATACGACTAAATTTAGTAGAATTCTGTTTCAGTTTTTCTTTGATATCACGTTCTAGATAAGCGGCGAGTAAACGTTGTGTTTTGGTAAGTTTTAAAGTTACCGCATCGTTTACAAAACCAAGGCCTCCTAGATTTCTATCAATAAACAAGTTGAAATGCATTGTACCTGCTTTCGTATGACTCAGGATCTGATCCTTAAAATAATACAAAAACCGTTGATGAGAGCGTAATTTATTAGGTGAGTTTACAATCAGTTCATTATAGATAGAATCTAAAGTTTGATCTGATCGTTCAGAGGCCGATCCCCCTGACTTAGATTGTCCGGTCAATAGACCGCAATTTAAGAATTTCATTTTAGTAAAATTTCGTGTCCCATAATGGTAACAAAAACATTCAGAATTCACTGTTAGTACATTTGTATGTATGTAATTCTTCCCCACTGATAATTCAAAACCCACAGCAGCGACGTTTCGTCGCCATATGGTAGAGAGTTTAGAGTTGGATGGAAATAGTATATCATCTCCGTTTATCAAAACAGGTAACTCATTAAAGTTTACTTTCTTCCCTAAGAATTCTTCTAAAGCCATGTGATAACAAATTAAGTTACACATGCAAAGAATAGGAAAAGATAAGGGTGAACCCATAAGTTGGCCAGAACGCTGTCTAGCGACTGGTAAGCCTGTTGATTGCGGATAATGTATACTGTGTTCATATAACACAGATCTTAATAGAATTTGAAGTTCAAGTGAATAATTCGTACGTTTAAGAAAGGATTCAAAGCAAGCTTTCGTAAAGTTAATATTTAACTTATCCGTAGCAGCAGAGTAGTCTCCACTGACAAAAGAATCAAAGACGACTCCTATGGAATCGGCTTTGGTTATCATGTCTTGCAGATGACGAAGTTGCAATTTCTCCCCAATTAATAAGAAAAAATCATACTTCCTTAAATACTCCCACATAGCCTTTTGGAAAAATTTACTAATCCAATAAGGTAAAGGTTCTCCTTTTGTTATCATGCGAACTTTTAAAGGTTCACTGATAGCATATGTTTCGGCGTTTAAGTATTTATAATCACATAAATAACCATCCCTTTCAATTCTCTTTCGCCAGATGATAGCAGCGATCATATTTTCTGTTTCTCCAAACCAGTCTTTGATGGTTAACAGGATACCATTTTGGAATTCCTCGTCATTTTCATCATCTTCTTGTGGAGTAAAATCAGATTGATCTACTATCAATTCTAGCTTTTTCTTGTACAGAGTTTTATATAGTTTCTCTAGTTTATCGAGATCGTACATATTATATTTACTTTCAATAAGTAAAGAATATTGTACTAACATTTCGATTACATTGTTATAACTATATTTATTTTCATCTGTCAACGCATTCACTAACTTGTAAAAATCTTTAAAAACCATTCCATTTGACATCACTAAATCAGGAGATTTCTTAGTGGTCCAGTAAGTGTCAGTATACTTCCTCATAGCTTGTTTAAAAGTAGGAGGTGCGTCCCCTCTGAATTCATGTAATTCATTAGGTCCATTTTCCTTTAAAGCGACAAGGTCATTAGCTTCGAGCTGGAAGTGTTCCATAAACTCGGCATATCCATCTGAGTCTTCAATATAAAACTTAAAACTCCAGGTTCCCCTATCCTCTTTAAATGCATTTCTGACA